CGGACATTGACAGCGGCATAGAGGCGCGTGAACGCACCATGTTGCGTATCAAAAGAATCTGATGATCTGAAGGACGAGTGAAGTTCCCAGGATCGTTTGACTTAAGTTTCAGTCCAATCGGAACTGCGACGTAGCCAAATTGGTTTTTGAATGCTTTCCCGATCTTTTGATAAGCCGTGATAACCATTTGTCTGGTTTCTTCAAAGCCATCTTTAACTGATTGTATCTGCGATGGAGACATTTCTTTAGTCTGCATCGTAGCAATACGTTGATCCTCAAATGCTCTGCTCTGTTGAAGCCATCCTTCCGCAATGTTTTTAGTTGAAGGTTTATTCTTAGCAGCTTCTTCGGTTGCAGTGCTGTAGGTTGGCGGTGCCTTCGGCGAATTGATTGAGACGCGCTCCATGATAGACGGGCCGTCAAATGGAGTCGTTCCAGTTCCAGGAGTAAATTCTGTAGACTCAAGAATTTTAGCTCTAAAATCATCGACGTTAGCCTTCAGCGGGTTCTCACCAACCTCATCGAGCGCCCGGATTCGGTCCGTGTAGAGTTCCGAGATGTCGCGCCAAAGCTTGGCAGCGTAGTCGTCCGGAAGGATTACGAAGTAACCCGTGGCCGATCTAGCGAAGTCGCCACCTTCGTCGATTCCTTCGTCGAGCGGAGGCAGACTGAAGTCCATCTGGTCAACGATCTCAGGATTGGATTTTAGGACGTTGTAGACCACGTCATCGCCAATCGAGTTGAAGATGTCAGCAACCAGACCTTCGTTTGCGGTCAGATCGGATTCAGTATCGGCAGATGTGTTGGCGTTCAACGAAGCCATCTTGCGCCGCAGCAACACCATGAACCGATTCTCAGCGGCCAGCGAAGAGGATAGAACCACGTAGCGCGGCAAGCTGGTCTGACCAAAACGCATGATGCGTCCGAGCATCTGCATGAAGTCGTTGATGTCTGGGGCAGCTTGGCCGACGATCATCACGCGGCGCCGCTGGTCTTTGAACTTCGGATCAGTGTGAGCACTGGTTCCAGTTGAGCCTGCTTTGTTTACAATAATCGCATCAAGTCTTCCGTTGTTGTAATCATCCAAGATCACCCGGCGATCGCGCTTCTTCCTAGGAACAGAGGCTGACTTACCTTCAGGTCCCGTAACAATCTCCGTGCTTCGACCAGTGATCTCGTCGATAGAATAACCCGCCTGTTGAATCCGGTTCTTAATGAAATCGATTGGCGAGATGGGCATATCTCCAAAGTCTCCACCTGCGATCTCATCTCGAATGTCCTCATACTGCTGACGAGCTTCATCTGGAAGTTCATCAGGAGTGATCTTGACCGTTTTCTTAGTGTCGTCTGCTTTGTCTTTGACGGTGACTTCAAGCAGCTTGTCCAGCTGACGAAGCAGTAGACCTTGATACGAGACATCGTAACCCTCTTCCTTAAGGGTCTCGATAGGGCCTTCCATCGTGTTGTTGATCGCGATGAAAGGCTTTTCATTGCCCTTGAGAGTTCGGATCGCATTGTCAGCGATCGCCTTGGCTTTAAGCGAAAGAATGTACTGGGTCGAAAGGTTAAATAGATGACTTCCGAAATTCGTGGATGAAACGCTTACTTTTGATTCCGATGCACGGGTTTGATTTTCCACGTTCTCCATCTTCTTCGCGACCTTTGAGACCTTCTTACTGAAGCGCAGAATCTGCTGAAGAAAGTCCGTGTACACGTCAGCAAGCTCGCGCTCGCGCTCTGCGTTGTCGGTAGAGGTAACGAAATCAAACGGCACTCCGCCCCAGTTCTGCTCACGGCGCACGAACTCTCCGGATTCGGAGAGCATCGAAGTAAGCGCCTGCTGAAGCGCCAAGCCGCCGCTGTCGAGCAGTTCGGTCATTTCAGCTGGGCGCAATCCAGCACGCTGCATCAAAGTTTTGAGCGCGTAGAGACCGAGGTTATCCGGACGCTTAGCGAACGTCGCAGATGCGAAGTACGCACCTTTTGACTTGGGAAGAATCTGATCGAATCGAATGTTCGTGTCGGAATTTGCGCCGGCCGCTAGGTGAGCCTCGTCCAACACGAAGATTGCGTTTGGAGCAATACGAGATAGCGCCTCCCAGATGGGACCAAACGATTTGGCAATTCGCTTAGATTGACGGGCCCGCTTCTGTTTGGCGCCTTCCTTGAATCCAGGAGGAACATCCGATTTTAGCTGATCGTAGGTCGTGAAAAATGCGTTGGTTCCCTGAGGAAGTTCAGCCGTGTCGTTGATCTTTGCCAATTCCTCACGACTCTTAGCGGATGTTCTTCGCACCTTCACGGTCTCACCAGTGGATGCGAGGTAATCGACGTTGCTGTTCGTGACATAAGGCCGAATACCATTCTCACCGATCGCCGGAAGATCTCGACCAGCCATGTCAGAGTACAGGGTTGGCTTGGCGGTGATGAAAACCGGAGTCAGTCCGTTCAGGCGTGCATACCGCAAAATGGCAGCAACGGTGCGCCCCTTGCCCACACCAGTTTGGTCTGAGTTGATCAGCGCCGAACCGCGTTCAATGTTCCGAATTGCCAAACCAGTAGCGTCAATCTGGGCGGCGGACATTATCTTAAACAACTGGTCCTTGGTCATCTGCAACCGATTAGCGACGTAGTTGTCGATCGGCATCTTGACCTCGGCCTCCAATTCGCGGAGGGCTCGCTCAGTGGCGTCAGCGATGTTTGAGGGGCTGACGAGTCCGGTTTCAGCGTTTTTGCTCTGGCTCTTGTAGGGCTTAGTACGCGCCTCAGACATAGCCTCCGGCTCTGACTCGATTTCGGGATCGACCGCAATCTCAGGCTCGGTGGGCACCGTGGTTTGGTCGATCGCATCAATGACGCCGGTTGCCTGGGTTCGATTGAGATCATCCAATCCCTCGACGGTATTGGCGGTCTCCTGCCAAATGGATAGAAGCGACCGCTTGAGCTTATCCCAGATTTCAGGGAGATCAGCACGCACTTGCGAAGCGAACTCGGCAAACGTGCGGATGCCGGCCTTGACGTACAAGGAAGCCATCTTGACGCCGATTACTAGAATCTCGGGGTCCACGCCCATGGCGGTGCCCCCTAGCTTGTCGCGCAGCTGCTTCTTTAATGCCTCCAGTTGCGTTTGCTCATCCGTAGATAGCTTCGATGTTAACCCGGGCCTTGCGGCAGGCGGCTTAACCACAGGTTCAATCCGTCCTCCTGCCACGCCTCCAGCTGCTCCTGGTTCTTTGACTCTGGGCGCTGGCTCAACCACTGGTCCAGTTGCCGCCGGTTCACTTGGAGTAGGAGTTCGTTGTTCTGGAGCACTTGGTACAACTGCTCCGGGTCCAGGAACAGGCTGCTCGACAGGAACAGGTTCTGGCCGCTTTCCTTGAGATAAGAGTTCAGGACTCGCAGGCGCTCCTGGAACGCCTCCGGGTTGTCCTGCACCTCCTTCAACTGTCGGCTCCACAGCTGGGACATTTCCCATGCTAGTTGCTGCTGGGACGACAGGGGTTGTGACTTTCGATTTGCGAGCTTCATTGATCAGCGGTTTGAGTTGTGCCCAGTTGTTGTAAACGCGAGGTGCTGAAACCCACGGACGGACCAAACCTCCTTGGGCGGATGGAGAGGTTGATCGTTTTCCGTCGATTACCACAATATCGACCGGCCATCCTGCCCCCATCTTGGAGTACATACTGCCGTCGATGGTGAAGAAGTCGGTAACATTAAACCGATTGAACAGGTCAAGGTACTCAGCCCGTTCGTAGGATTTCAGCCGGTTTTCTGGAGTTCCCAGCTTGTTGGACTGCGATCCAGTCTTGGATCCCAAGATCAGCACGGCCTTTCCGTTGGGGGCCATGGCTTCGAGCGTGTTCAGCGCAATAGCGAGGTCGATGCTCGAAGTATCCGCCCGCTTGATACTGCTTCGGAAGAGCGGGAACGATTCCTTATAACCTTCAAGGAATCGAGCGCCAAACGGAGGGTTGATAATGACGCGATCCGGTTGAGCAGAATCCAACAAGTCAAAGAACTCCTTGCTGACGGCATCAAGTCCGGTGGCAGGTTTTCCAATAAAGCGTTCCAGACGCGTGCGGCGGTTGGGATCCAACTCGTTAGCAAGAATCTCCTGCTTAGTCGGATCTGACGTGACAAGCAGCATTCCATTGCCGGCGGTCGTTTCGGCAATGCGTTGACCACTCTCTATGTCAGCAAGGATGCCGGCCAGATAAGCAAGCGGAGGCGGCGTGGAATAGGCTTGCGCGGTTTTACTGGACGCAGTTCGAGTACGCAGATCCGGCCCTTGTTCGTACCGCTGAGTCAGCTTGTCGTAGGTCTCAGTCGGATCTACTCCAGCAGACCGATCTTCACGCACAGTCTGTGCGGTAGCTTGAATGATCTGCGATTCAAGTTCCTCTTCGACTTCTTTCTTGTTCGGTTCAACCAGTATTGGGCCGGGAACAGGTGTTGGTTTGGCAGGAGGAAGCACGGACGCCGCTAGAGAGATTTCCTCCGGAGGACGGATTAGCTCTTCTGGTACGATCGGCGCTTTGGGTGTAGGCTCTACCGGCGGCGCAATAGCCTCTTCAACAGCGGCAGGAATCGTGGGTTCCGGCTGGATTGAAATCGGTCCAGAGGGCGGCCCGCCTGCATTGATCCCGCCAAGCTCTTCGGCAATGTCGGGAGTGAGCGCATCCTCTATGCCAGATACGGTGGCCGCAGACTTCGGAAGAGGGTTTGCGGGATCATCACCAATGGCTGCACGGCTGGCAGCCTCACGATCAATGAATCCAGGAATGCCATCAACCACCGCACCTCTTCCAAGGCGCTCCTGCTGCAAGCTACGAAGCCTCTGTCCACGCGAAATCTTGCCAGCTCCACCGGCAACGAGTCCGACCAGTGTTCCGACGCCCGCACCAACCTCTCCGGACTCAAGGATTCCTTGGCCTAGTTTCTGGTCAGGGTTGTAGATTTTCTGAGCGGCCAGATTCTGAAGGAACTGTTCCGACGATTCCTGTGCTGCTTCTTCAAGGCCAGTTTTGAAAGCGCCACGAACAACCCTTTTTCCAATAGCGCCAGTTACCAGACGCTTTACTGCTGGAACAGCACCTAACGCGCTTTCGGTGATCGCACCAATCGGTGCTGTAGCCATGAGCACCTTACGCTGTGCCTGTGGCTTTTCAGCGCGAAGCCGACTGGCTTCCATCGCGTCTCCTTTTGCCAACGCCTCCGCAATCTTGGTGTCGTAGAATTGACCTGCCTCTTGCGCGGCATCTTCACCAGAACTAAGGCCGTATGCCAGCTGTCCAACGCCGGGTATCGCTGCAACCGGAAGCGATCCAACGCCGCTTGCCAACTGGGTAAGATAATCTTCTTCCCGCAACGGATTGACCGGGAACGCTTCCGCCGCTCCTGCTTGAAGGTTCTGACCCAGCTTAAACGTCGGATCATTTTCAGTTCTCGCTTGGAGAACTTCAGGTGAAACTTCCCTAGTGCGTTGCTGCCATGCTTCGAGCCTACGGTTGTAAGCTTCCATTCCAGCGGGGCTTTCTGCTTGCGCCGCTGTCATCATCGGAGGCGGCTCTTCTGACGCTAAACGCGCAAGGCCCATCATGCTTCCACCAACCATGCGACCGCCTTCCCGCATGAAGGCTGATCCAGCGGAAGAAAGCGCACCTTGATCTAAGGTATCGACAAATTCTTGAAGTTCATTTTCACCAACATCATCAGGAACCTCGATTAGACCGATGTCTTGAATATCAATGAGCTTAGGCATGGTTTATTTGGCTAAGACTAGCTTGCCTGTAACCGGGTCTCGTTGAAAGCGCGCTTTTACGGGAGCATTGGTGGATTGCGCTGATTTTTGTTGGGCTAACTCGCTTGCAACCTGCTCTGCGGTCAGCTTGATTTTCATTGGACCTCTAGGGGTTTCGATTTCGATTTCTCCTGGAAATACAGGTTTCTCAGCTTTTTCAGCCTTGGGTTTCCTTACCAAGACATTTTTTCCATTGATTACACCGCGTGTGTAACCTTCAGGAATAGTTTGAGCAGGTGCTGTCCTCGTAGGAGCTTGCGCCATCATTTGTGGCACATTATCTTGGGAGATCCCTTCTCCAAGCACGTCAAGCGTGGTCATAATTGGCTCAGATCCACCGCCCATAATACCAAATGTGTTGTCTCGGGGAGCGCCGCTGATGGTTGATTCCAAATCGGGAGGAATTGGCACACCTGCCGAATCGCCTCCTGGAAGAATTCCTTGCGAGGCCATGATACGAGCCATCTGTTGATCATTCGTTGCTTTCTGGATAATCCCCTGAACCTTTCCCTTCAGATACGACTTAGATTTTCTATCTTCGTCGGAAAGCGTGATTCCGCCCATTTCGATTCCGCTTGTTTCCGCAAATCCAGCTGTCTCTAACAACTGATCTTTGTTTCCGCCCTCTTCCTGCGCTGTGGCAGATCCAACAATGTCTATCGAGCCGTCACGATTACGTTTCAAAAACCTACCAAACTTAATCGCTAGCCCTTCATCGCGCCCTGTTGCCGCCAACGCCGCCGCCTCTCGCCGCTGGTCAACGAGGTCCTGGTAATACTGCCCGCGCATCCGCGTCTCTTCAGCACGCTGCGCCGCTGCTTCCTCCCTGGCCTGGCGCTGATTCGCCAGCTGCACGCCTTGGAGGTACGATTGCCCGATGTTTTCGAGTCCTGAGAAGGGGTTTGCCATAAGATTAGATCGTTTTCGGCATGATGCTCTGTTGCATTGCAACATTGCTGCTTCCAGCGCCTGCCCCGCCACCAAATCCGCCTTGTCCTAACGCACCAAATCCAAGGTTGGTCAATCCAGATCCTAGCGATCCAAGGTACTGGCCACCAACCCCGCCCGCGCTTGGCATATTATAAGTCCCAAGCAAAGCGGCTTGTTTTTTGGCGCGTTCATCAGCCCTCAAGTTTGCAATCATCTGAGGCGTAAACTCATAGTTTGCCATCTGCGCCATCGGAGTGGTGCCTATAATGTTGGAAAACTGTTGAGCTCCAGCCTGCTGGAGATCCATTGATGTCCTACCTAGGTCCCGCGCCGTTAGGTTGCGAGCCGCCTGGCTTCCAGCGTATCCTCCAGTTAGAGCCTTTGAGGCGGTATTGCGTTGAATTTGGGCAGCAAGGTCAGGCGGCAACTCTCCACGAAGCAACGACATCGCGTTCTGGGTGCGCTGAGCTTGGCCCTCCTGATAGCCGGGAATCTGGATGCCGAGGGATTCAAGAAGCTGCGCCCGGTTGAAGGCGTTTCGTTGTGCTTCAAGTTCTCTGGTTTGAGGTGCCAGTTTCCCTGACTCTCCAATCAACTCTCCAAGGTCTAGGCCAGGCAAATTTGCCGCGCCGCGAGCGCCAGCGCGATCTTTGCTAGCTTGGTTGGCAGAAACTGCTGCGCCAGCCGCGCCAGCAACAACGCCGGTTGTGATAACTGCCGATGCTACGAATGACATAGTAAGTATTGGTTTTGACCCACGTAAGTGAGGTCGTTCAAAAGCTCTTCGTGATCCGTCTTGTTATCCAGATTCAGGTGAACCGTGGTCCAAATGGTGTCCTCATGGATCAGCAGCACGCGGCGAGTTCCTGGCTTGGTGATGCCCGAATACGGCGCCGTGTAGGTCACCATACCCTCGTTCTCGCTAACCACCGTGACCCTGCCTTTGGTGATGAAGAACGGATTGTCGAACTTATGGATGCGGCTGGTGACGACACATCCAGCCGGCATGAAGATTTCACGCACGTACATCCCCTCTGGGAACGTGTGTTTTAGCGGACACTCCTGCTGCGGAATATTCGCCACAAACGCTTCCCACCTGTCCAGACGATCGTCGAACGTGACGGTCTCATCCGTCAGGATGTCGAGCCACGTAACAGGTTGAACGGCTACTGGAAGCTCCTCAGTCATCAGATGAATCCACTGAACCGAAATTGAATCTTCGCGGACCCGAACGGCTGCACGTTAATCACGCTGCGCTCATTGGGGCTGTACGCCTCAAGCTCATTCCGAAGCGACCGCAGTGCTAGCTGGATCTCGCGCTCAGCCTCGGTGTACTGATTCCGGTCTTCCTTCTGGATCGCTTTCATCATGTGCTTGATCGCCTGGAGGTTCCCGATAAACAGCCAGTCTGAATCAACGATCGCCGGTATGAAGTCCAGACGAACGATCGCCTCCACGACCGTGTTGGTGCAAGCCTCGTCTGCTGGCACGCAGCCGTCTCCGTTGTCGATGCAGCAGTTGTCCTGGGTGGTGCTGCACGAGTTGGCGCCACCGCACACCTCGGGCATCCCGACAAGGTAGGTGCGACGGTACTCAGGGTTCTGCTCGCTCGGACCCCAGACTGCGACTTGGGTTTGTAAAAGGGTTGTCGGGTTGTACGCCAGAATCGTCAGGCTTCCTTGAGTCAACGGCTTCTGGGCGCCAGTCAGACCCGGCTGCTTGAAGAGGTTGGTTGTCTGGACGTAGGCCGTGATGGAGGGGTTTGGAAGCGTGACGTACTCGCCCCAGACGTATTCTCCGCTGACCGAGTCCAACGTGCGGATT